ATCGTTGTTCTTATTCAGGACTCATCCAACGTCGTTAGCCGCGTCACCAGCTTCAGTCAGATTTCAGGCGTCAGCTATTACCGTCTCATGATAGTCCTAACTAAGAACAACTCTATTCTAATGTAACAATCTATAAGTACACAGGATATGATGTGGGTAAATGATATTATATTATAGTGAAAGCAGAAATTAGGATATAGGCACACGCAATCGTTGATCCTTATATGCGAACATCACATAGAACTAAGCATTCTGGAGGTTCATCTCAGAAGAGCGGTTAAAGTACAAGCGATCAGCAAGGGGTGGTGTCTCAGGGCGACGCGGAATGAGGACAACTCGCTCATCTTCTTGATCCAATCTCGCAACTTCGGCTCTAAGAGTCTTACCAATAGAACGTCCTGCGGATCTTTCCTGGTGGGTATGCTGTCTCCTAGGCTGTACTGGTTGTATCAGTTTCTGGACTGACTTTTGTTCAAGGTTGAAACTATTACGCCATCCAGATAGAAGGAGAATTCTGGTAAACAGAGTTCCAGCAGTTATCACACATTCATGACCTCCGATATTCTGAAGGAAACAGTAATCATCATCGCCGGCATCTTTGACTGCAACAGACATCAGTTCAGCAGCACTGTGGATAGTGAACCCACTGAGAGTGAATGAGTCAGGCTTTTGCCAAATAACATCCTTCGTCAACGCAGGTAACTTGTCATAGTAACTAAGGGATTCATGGCTAACACCAACAACACGACTAGTAGTTTCCAATGCATCAACCAGACCTTTGGGATGTGATTTCAAAGTGTTAGCTCCAACGCGCAAAAGCATGCTCAATCCTTTTGTCAAGTCTTCTTCTTTATCCTCGGGAACTTCAACATCAAACTGATAAATGCCAACCGTTATCTGGATTGTCTTTGTGCCAACTTGTTCTTCTTCACCTTTGAGCAGCGCTATTTGTTGGTGCAATCTTTGATTCTCTGCAGCCGTATCAGCAGCACACATCTCTAAAGCAGCAAGCCTCTTCATGATATCATCAAACGCTGTTGCAGGCAAACTAACCACCGCGTCTCGTCCAGCAGGTTGAGAACTTGAAACAGAATGGTTGTCTTCGACGTGATCATCAGCATAGTTTGAAGCAATAGACATGTTGGAATGATAACAGAATCAATGCAAAACAGTAAGAGAAAGTATGAACAAACTTGGACAGGAGTGACGATGCAAGCTTCTTCCTGGGCTGAA